GTTGGCGTAGACAAAATTAATTGGATTTACGAAGCCAAGATACATTTTGGCTTTTTTCTCGTCGCCGTCTTGCGTGTAATCAGATTGGTTAAGCAAAGAATCAAACCTTGCCTCTGAGACCCTCGCCGTCTTCAGGCTGAAACGCATGTCTTTGGTTTCACGACCATACTCACCAATGTTCCCGGTAACGGATTTAACCTGTTCGGGCGTGTAAACGGCATAGTTCTTGGGAGAGTTGCGATTCTCACGCACGGTGAACCCATCAAAGGCTAAAGCACGTAAAGCTTGCTGTACACGCTTATCTTCGATTGCTTGCCACAGACCCTGAGAGATTCGTCCCCGCAAGCCTGCCAGCCACTTGTCCGGAAAGTCTTGCGGGTACTCTGTGTTATTGGCAACCCACTGCATTACCTGCTCAACATGGTCCCTGTTCTCAAAGTCAAACGGGGTCTCCGCCCGTGCGTACAGGGGCATGATTGACATGCGGGTGGGGGACAGGTCAAGCAGGGCATTATAGGTTTCCGCCTCGATGTCGCCAACGTAGCCAAAGTTGCCGTACTCGGGAACCTTGCGCTTGGCCTGACGCATGAAATCCGCGCCATCCTTTTCGGTAATATAGCCGCCCTTCTCTTGAGCATCAATGACGCGCTGGAAGAGGCCCAGCTTCTCATCCTTGGTGAGTGCCCTGTAGATTTCACGGCGCAGACGGTCTTCGGCAATGCTGCCGAATGTTTCCGCTTCCTCTGGGGTCTCGGCAAGAAAGATGGCCCGAGACTGACCTGCGGGGGTGAACTCAAAGAACTCCCGTGCGGTGGCGTGGTAGAAGACCTTTGGATTGCCGTCTTTGTCGCTCCACTGATTCCCGGCAATGAAGCGTTTAAACGCATCAGTTTTGGGGACTTCAGTCCCGGATACGGCCTCCTTTACCGCCTTGACGGACGGGAAGGAAACATTCTTTAGGCTGTACTTCTTCGAGGTGTCGAGCTTTGGTATCTGCTTTGCAACATCATCGGCATACTGGCTGGTAGACGGCAAGCTTCCAAGCTGTTGCTCTGGGGTCAGGGTGGCAACATAGTCGGCCATGACCTGATCAACGTTGGCTTCCCCAGTAAAGGTGAAACCAATTGGAGGGAGCATGGCTTTCTGATCTGCGTATGGACGATCCTTAAGAGGGATGTCTTCTGCCCCCTCTCTAAAGTTTTGCCACGCATTTTGTGCTCTTGTCTCTGCGGTAAGCGCCCAACGTGCCAATGGGTTAGTAGTCACTGACATGTGATTGCGCCAAGCAGCAGACTCGCCTTTAGGACCAAACTCGTTATCAGCAAGGTTGTGAGCGTAGTAGTCGTGGACAGCCCTCAACACATCGTTGAAAAGCATGTCTTTGCCGTCCGCGTCTTTAAGCCCAGAGTCTTTTAAAAGCGGATGGTCTTTGAAATTAAAGCCTATGGGGCCAAAGGTTCCGGGTTCCGTCTTATAGACTTTGAACCTGTTTTTGTTGCTGACGTCTTTGCGCATTGCTGCGCTGTTTCTGTAGATGTCAATGAAGTTGCCATCCTCGTCCCGCTGGCCCTTGACAAGCTGAACCTTGATTGGCATGGCGTTGTATTGCTTTACAAGCTCTTTGTTTAGAGCGTTGTAAGCTTGGCGAACCAAAGGATTTTTTAGATCTTTGGTGGGCAACTCGTCAAAAACTTTTGCCAGCAGCTTCTGGCCTTCGACCTGTTTGTTTGTCAGGTCTTTCTGTTTGAACACCTTTACGGGTTCGCCCAGCAGGTATTCGGCAATCAGTCTTGGGGTGACTGTATCCGTTCCTTCTCTGGGAAGAAGGTCGCCTTGTATGTCTTCATATCCGATTTTTGCTCCCGGCCCACTCCCGTAGACGTAGAGGCGTTCAACAGTGCGTCTAGGTTTTGAACCCTCGACTCCAGCCATGGCCTGCGCTGCCCGGACGGCTTGTTCGAATTGGTCGAAACTTTCAAGTTCTTGGTCGAATTCATTTGGTGCTACCCAGTATGCTGTTAAAAAGTTTTCCGTAACCTTGCCGTCTTTGGTGGCAACTTGTCTTTCGGAAACAGAAAAACCTTGCAGGCCCGTCTGATTGATTATGTCCGAAATCTGTGCGTTGTTCAACTTTTCCGGCAACGGAATTTCGTACACAGGCGTTGCGTAAGAACCATCTCCAAACTCATATCCAAGCTTGCGGATGGTTGGTGCGCGGACATGAATTTGTTGTTGATTGTAATTTTCTGCAAAGGCGGCAAGAACGTTCATCACGGCCTTCTGATCGCGCTCTTCAAATGTTGCGCTTACAGAAATGGATGGCTCTCGGTCCGCCTGATACACACCCTTGGAGTACTCAACTTTAATCTTTGCACCAGTGCCTTTAAGCAAGTACTGCAAGGAGCTTTCGGCAACCTTCTGCAACAACTCGTAGGCTTTGTCGTCACCCTTCATAGCGCTGCTGTAAAGCTCGCGCAGACCGGGGATGCTGTTGGTTACCGCCGACAAGTTAAACGTGACCTTTTCGCGGATCTCGCGCTCTTCGCGCAGGCGTACACCATCTACTGGTGTAAACGTCTTGTCGTAGCTTGTTCCGCCGTCAGACACAAACTGTCCAACGCCAGAGTCAATCCAATCAGGTTCATCGAGCTTGTCAGGCTGACCGGCAATCTCTAAAACATTTTGTCTTGTTTCGTCAAACGATTGCTTGCCTTTTTTGTACTTGGCCCACTCGGCGCGGATCTTGGGCTTGATGGTTGACTTCACCTCTTCCGAGAACAAGGCCCGGACGGCTTCCCACGTAATTGACTGCATCTCTCGAGCACGAACACCGGCCCGTTTTGCAGCTTCACGGTAAGCATCTGCAATCAAACCATATGTACCGCCAACGCCAAGCACATCAGAGGAGCCTGTTGCTCCAAAGTTTTGCTTAACTTCGGTGTCGGTGCCTGCCAAAGCCTCAAACAGCGCAGCAGCTACAGCGTGTGTATCGATGGTAACGTGACTAATCTCACTGTCTGGGTTTGCAATGTTGTTGTAAAACGAGCGGATCTTGTGCTCGAACCCAAGTTGTTGGCTGACGTTTTCACGGCTACCATCACGATAGATGCTGACAGCCTTCTCAATTGGGCCGTAAGTTGACCACATCATTGTGGATGGCTTGCCGTCAAGATTTCTTACCAAATCACCAAAGCCACCCTCTGGTGTGACGATGCGGTAATTACGCGAATGGAATGCCTCGTCATAAGCGCGAATGAACGCCGCCGCAGACTTCTCATCCATATCATTTAGAACAGTCCCTGCGCTGGCAACCTTTTTGATCTTTTCAAAAGCATCGCCACGTTTTTCGCGCTCTTTCCGGTCTTTTGTTTCTTTGACGTAGCTTTCGGCGTAGCGCAGCATATCGGGCGTCCACGCTTGATTGCCTTGTTTCTCCAAGACATCGATGGCCCGTTCAGCCATTGACACGTTTTGAAACCAATCCTTTTGTGGAGACATTGCCGCCATGATTGCAGCGATCTGCCGCAACGACATATCGTAATTTTTGCCCATCTCAATGGCAATCTTATTGGCTCCAACGTACCAAAGTTTGCTTCGCTTGCGGGTGCTTTCAGGCACCTTGTTGTACAAGAAGAGCAAATTGTTTACGATATTTTCCTTAAACACCTCAAGCACCTTGTTGTCTGGTGTGTTGTCTGGAATAAAACCGTAAGACTTGATGGCCTGAATGATCTTCTTACCAATCTTTGGATTGGCTTTCATTGCCTCGCCAACAGCCTCTGCGTCAATTGACAGCATTTCTGTGATGGGGTCGTAGATGCGGTTAACGCCTTGAGGATTCTGAGTCGAGATGTCGATCTCATCTGGGTTGGCTTTGCGCAACAAACTCAAGCGTTCGCCCATGGTTTGCTCTGGCTTTTCTTCCGCTTCGGCGGGTTTTTTTGGCTTGCGCGACTTCAACTCGCCACGCTCAACGCGCTCAAAGATGTCCTCTGACGATTCAAAGCCAGCACCGCGCAGGGCTTGGCCAAAGTTCTTGAAGAAGTCCTTGAGCTTCTTAAACAGGGCAGCAATCAACCCGGGTGGCGGTTTAGCGCCACGTTCATAGGCGCCGAAGGCATCGGCCACAGCCTCCTCAATAATCGCCTCCTGCGAGTACCCGAGCTTCTTATAGGCGTCAAGGCGACTCATGGTCTGCACCTTGCCATCAACCTCAACCTCAGAGGTCTGGTCCTCAAGGTACTCTTTGATCCACTGCTTGTTGGCTCGCTCTGTGAGGGCGTTCCATTGCTGCGGGGTGAAGAACTCTAGATCCCTCAGTGCATGCATGGACTCATGACGCATCGTCTGGAGCGGCTCCTTGCCAGCCATAGAGATCTCAATCAGCTTATCAACACCCGTATATGAGCCACCTGCGTTGTTGGCGATCCTGTCAACGATGTTTAAACCTACATCTCCCAAGTTGAACTTGGCGATCAAGGGCCGGAGCAGTTCGTCAAGCTTCTGGGATTCTGCCTGCGCTTGGAGAGTTTGAGCCTCTAAATCCGCCTGTTTAAACACCTCTGGCTCTGCCGCCCGCAGTGTTGCCTCGGCCTCTTCGAGGGTCGGGTAGGTTCCGATAATCTCGTCGCCACGGGTTGCAACAAAGTCACTCTGGATGTTGGTCTTCAGACCAATCGGGGCAAAGCTCAGGGGTGCAGAGTAACTGGCAATCTTGTCGTTCAGATCTTGGATCTGCTCCGCAGCCGTTAGTTCTTTCTGGGCGAGCAAAGCCTTGGCTTGGACGTACTCATCAGTGTCGGTTTGGCCTGTGGCCTCCATGACATCAATCTTGCGCTGCTCAGCCAGAATGTTCTTGGTGATTGCGTCTGACTCTTTCAGCAGGCGAGCCTGCTCCTCTGCGCGGATCTCGGCGAGAGAGGTGATCTTGGCGTCTATATCAGCCTGCGTTGCAACTGTTGTGAGGGGCTTGTCCGAGCCTTCCGCAAAGATGCCAAAGGACTCCGGCACATCCTCACGGCTAAGTTCTCTTTGAGTAACCGTGAAGCCGCCGGGTAGCTCTACCGCAGCAACGGGGGCGGGGACATCTACAGGTGTGCCTTCGCCAAACTCTTTGGCAAATTGATCACGCTCATCTTGCACCTGTTTAAGAGCATCTGAGGGCTTGACTTCAGGCTTGACCAACGCAGCGATAGGGGCTGCACCCAGAGCGCCGGTAAGGCCCTCCTGTGTTGCTGCGCCAGCCACTCCTTTAAACGTGTCAACGTCGTAGCCCGCTCGCTGCAAGGCGATGTTCTGGGCTAGACGCTCCTGACCGCCTTGGGCTGCTTCTGGAAGGGATTCTGCAAGCGTTGCGCCAGCGACCCTCCGAGCGATGCCGGGGGCAACGCCAGCCCTGCCAGCGGGGGTAAAGAACTTCTCCACACCGGTACTACCAGCGGCCAAACCGAGGCCAGCGCCGAGTGCGATCTGGTCAAAGTTGCCGCCAAAGTAGGACTGCGCTGTGTCAGCCTTTTGCTTGGCAATCTCAGGGTCTACGCCAGCCTCCATCTCGGCTTGGAGCACACCATCGTAGATGGAGCCTTTGATCGCGCCAGCGCCTTGGGCTGTACCGATAACCTTGGGTGCCTGTTGGGCAACGGCGCGGATGGCCGCTTGTGAGCCAACAGATAAACGCATAGCTGCCGCCACCGGGGCTGCGAACAATGCTGGCAGGTAAGGAACGAACGAGCCAATGGCCTGCGCGGCAGACTGGAGGGGAGCCTCTGCAACGTTTAAAGCACCGGCCTTGATCTCTTGCAGCAAGCTGCCGGACTCTTCAGCAGCCTTCATACGAGCCGCTTGGCGCTCCATTTCAGCTTGACGCTCAGGGGTCAGACTCTGCTGAAGACCCTCAACACCCTTGCTAAGCTTGGACGACAAGAAGTTTTCAGCGCCAGCAACGTCAGTCAGCGCCTTGGTGCTTCCGGCGGCACCAATACCAAACGACTTGGCTATGTCTCCAAGAGAAAAGCCAGCCTGTTTAACGGGCGGCGCAACAGGCTTCTCATCAAATTGATCGAAGAAGTTGGTTTCTTTTGGCTGCTCATCAAACTGATCAAAAAAATTGGCCATGACAACCTATCGTAGGTATTGAGCAGATGTGCCGTTAAATTTCTTATCAAACTCAGCCGCTAGTTTTGGGTTTGCCTTCAACGCGGCAACAGCAGCCGCTGAAGGGGCTGCAACAGAAGCGGCTGGGCCAAACAATTCCTTCTTCAATCTAGCGATGTTTTCTTGCTGCGCAGGAAGCATCGAGGCGGACGGCGAGGCTTCAAGCGCTGCCAACTGCTTGACCATTTCTTTTTTGTACAAACCTTGGATTGTTCCTTCGCCCATTGTTTGTAATTCAGCGTTTGCTTTAAGTACGTCGCCGTTGTGTTTGGCTACAAGTGCTTTAAAAACTTGTTGCTTGGGGTCATCTTCTTTCGCGCTAATCTGCATCTGCGTTCTGCGGTCTTGTCGTTCCTGACCACGGAGGTCGATAGCATCCTTAATCTGAAGATCAAGGATTTTAAGGGCCATGTCCCTGTCAACGTTGTAACGATCTTTAATATCTTTGACCATGTCTTCTGTAGCTTCAATGCCAACCTTGCGCTCATTCATGCGCAGCTTGTGAAGCTGGGTGGCGTTCAACTCGCCACGCTGGGCCTCTGCCGCCTCAAGGCGGTCTCGGGATTCTGAAAGCTTGTCTCTTGCCATTGCAACTCTATCGCGGTTAGCTAAGTAGCCCTTGACTCCGACCCCAGCATCGGGATTGCGCTTTGACATCAACTCAGCACCATACAGCAGCAAACCAATTCCAATGCTTTGGTTGTCCATGGCTTCAATTGCTTTTTCTTTGGCATCCTGACGCTCCCTTTGGCCCTTGGTGACGTCAGCATACTTCTCTTGTATCTTTTCTAAGCCAGCGGTATCTGCTTTGGCGGCTTCTTGTCTCTCACGAGCGAGAGCTTCAAGCTGAGGCTTTAAGGGACTGTCTGTTACAGCAAGCTGGCCCTTCATTTCATCAAACATACCCTGTATGCCAAGAGGTTTGGAGCTTGGCAGCGCGGCTGTTCTTGTTGGAGCTGGAATGCGAGGAGCTGGGGCAGGGGTGGCAACAGGAGCTGAAATTGGCGAGAATTGGTTTACACGCCCTTGCTCCGCAGCACGGAATCCTTCCCGGTCATTCTGCATTTCAAGTTCTGCGTCTCCGCCTTCTGCGAATGCAATGATGCCCCCATTGGCGCCAAAATAGGTTTCGTCAACGGGGATCTGGCCGATGCCAGAGTCTTCCGGCATGTCGAACTCGACCTCCTCCGCAGGAACGGTGGCCCTAGCCATCGGGGCTATGTTGTTAATTGCGGCGTCAACAACGGAACCTTGCGGCTGAGCCTTGGCCTGCTTAGACCTGTCCATTGCTTTTTGCTGATCAGAAACAAACAGAGCTAGAGAGACGAGGTAGGGGTTCCCTGCGTTGTTCTGTGCGTATTCTTTTAGCTGCTCTCTGTTCATTGTTGCCAAGAACTCGGCAGTGTTGGAAAAGTCTTGTATTCTCATGACCTACCTTACAACATTGAGATGGCCAACTCAGACAGGCCACCAGACTTCATTTTTTTGGCGGACGCTTTGCCGCCTTTTTTAAATCCAAACGCTTTTGATGCTGCCGCGCCACCTGCTGGACCCATCAAGTAAGCACCGGCTAAAGATGTGCCCAGACCCAACATCTGTTGACCAGCGGAGGGGCCGGGTGTGTATGTGCTGGACGTTGTGCCATACGGCGTACCACGCATGATGTTCGACATGAATTCAAGCTGCTCATACGGGTACTTCTTCTGCTTGAGGAACTCTTCGTAGTCAGTTTGTAGCTTTGATTGCTCTTGCGCTTGACGCTGGGCACCCGCTTTTTGTTGAGCGCCCAATACATCTATTTCTTGACCAAACCCAGCAGTGCCAAGCTCGCCCAGTCTGCCTGAAGCGGTTAAGGCAGATTCAAGCCCCTTTAAACCCAAGCCCTCTCCAAACTGACGCGAACTCTCACCAAACTGTTTTGTGCTTTCAGCTAGAGCCTGCTCTTTGTTAAATTGTTCAAGTCCTTTTGCGTAGGCTTCTTGCAACCCACGGGTTTGAATGTCGCCCTTTTGCGTTGATAGGTTGCGAGCCGCTTCGGCATCCATGATGGCCTGTCGGCTACCACCAAAAGCACCTGCTTTAACAGCATCCGAACCTCGTTGAGTGCCCTGAATGTCTGCCGCCCTCTGAGCTTCACGCTGCTGGATCTCAACAACGTTCTGCATGTACGGGTCCATGTACTCATTGGCTTTGGCGCCAAACCCACCCGGCTGATAACTTGATTTATATGGGTCGTAATTTATGCCGAGCGCTCTTTTTGAGGCCTCTCCGGCAATATCTGAGGCCGCTCCAAGATTTTCAGACGGCCTTAGACTTTCAACGCCAGAGAAAAACTTGTTTTGTAGCGGATCAAATTCGGAAATACGCTCGCCGGTATAGGTTGTGTATGGGTTTGCTGTAGTGTCTGTAAGCGCTCTGGCTTTGCCAAGGCCTTCCTTTGCAGCCTCCTCCATATACGGAGCAATTGAATTGGTTGTCGTGGATGTGGAGCCACCGCCGCCATAGATGATGCGCCCAGCCTCTTTGCGCGTTACGCTGTCGCCCAGAGGCTCGCCAAATGCTTCAAGTTGTCTGCGTGAGAGGTTCATAATTTGACTCCTACAATTCTGTATTTCTCTTCAAAGCCGTATCGGGTCCAAAGGCGGGCCACTGAATCTCTCGCTGCGCCTTCGATGCAGGTTGCACCCATCGAGGCTGCGTATGATTTTAGCTGTTTAAACATTTCATCGCTACTGATCAGTTTACCGCCTATTGCCACAATAAAACAGACCCTGTCATTGGGCCGATTAAAAAACTGCACGATGGCCATACCGTGGATTCCATCGTCATCTGTCGCAACAAGCAGGTGCCACTGGCCCGTGGTAACCATGACCTTGGCCTGTTCGGCTGAGTACTCGCCCTTCGAATAAGACAGCGCAGACTCAACATAAGGCGCAACATGCGGCCATGTCTGGTTGACCCATTCGTTTGGGACATGCTGGACGTTCATGCAGGCAGCATTTTATCTGCGCGGCTATTGACCGCCACACGGCCTTGCCCGATAGACTTCTTACGGGCATTCTGCACCCGAGCCAGCATTTGGTAGAGCTTGCGAGCGCCTGCTTCGGTTGATCCGTTGCCCAACTCCGAAACAATCCTCGCCGGAACGACAAACTCGCCATCTGCAAGCCGCGCTGGGCGCTTGTTGGCAATCGTTGCGGGGATGCTATCCGAGACGCCATCGCCGGGGCCGCGCAGAAGCCTGCCACCATCGGAGTAGTCGCCGAGATTGGCAATTCCACCTTGGGCCACGTTTGCTGGACGCTGGTCAAACTTGCCGTTGTTGTAGAACCCGCCACGAGCATCACCTGCGCTTCGCCCACCGCCACTACCCGCGCCGCCATCGCCCGTACCTTGGCCCCCAGTTTCCGAGTTACCAGACTGGTTGCCACCGCCCTGCTCCCCGGGGTTGCCCACTCCTGTATTCGGACTACTCAAAGCAGCTTGCAATGCGTTTTGCTCCGCAAAAGAAGCGCCGCCGTAGGAGGCAAGGTCTGGGTTAAACCCAAAAGTCGCGTAGTTTTCCCGCATCCCCAGATCAGGATCAAAAGCGGCTTGCGCCCTACCAGCCGATGTAAGCCCAAACACCGATTGCAACCCTCTTGCTGCCGCCCCCATGTTGGGGTTTGCACTGTAAAACGCAGCTTTTTCTGCCCCAGATACATCTCTGCCCCCCGAAGGAGTGCCGCCAGAGCCGCCACCCCCTTCACTCGAGGCGTCACCACCTTCTTGCTTTTTCTTTTCTGTGCTTGTGTCCAGCGTATAACGCTGGGTTATAGGGTCGTATGTGTATTTCGGCACATCTAAAACCGACGATACAGCATCGCTGACCTGAGTGTATTTGTCCGTGATCGGGTCATATGTGTATTTTGGAATGCCGCCATCGGCCATTCTAGGAATATTAGAAATGCCGCCTTTGGCAAAACGTTGACCGCCATTTGCCATCAGAGTTTCAGCCATGTTTCGATCCGACATATTCTGCACGGTGTTTAAACCGCCCAGACCGTAAGCTTGCATTGGATAGTTCATACTTTTACTTTCAGCACGTTACTGGCGGTGGTATCGTAGTAGATGTCCCCCACCCGAAGGTTACCCAAGTCTGCCTGAGTTGGCAAGCTAACGGTAAATGTGTTGGGGACTGTTGGACTGGGCTGGGAAAAACTCAAACCCGAAACAATATCCCCGCCAGTTCTTTCTGTGGAGGCCGTCATTGGGCCTGCGTTGTCCAGTTGGTTGAAATACAACCGCAAGATGTTTAGAAGCTGGTCGATGTACCGAGCATCGTACTCTGTGGGCGCAACGGGTAAAAATGGGGCGCGGACGTTCTTCTGGCTCATGTTTATCTCCGTCCATCCGCACGTATATCGATGGAAGGCACGCCCAACTGCCACTGCACCCCAAGGCCGCTTGAGCTAATTCTGAACGCCATTTGACGCCCACGAACACGTACATATACGATCTGAGTGAACTGCTGCACCTCGTAGTTGCGGGTGGACTGGTAGTTTTGCGTACTGGTGACCGTAGGGGTTGCCGATGTACTGTAGTTTGAACCGGGGTTTTGGCGAGGCCGCAGGGTCAACGTGACCGCCGGGTTATTCACTGTGGAACCGTTAAACGTAACGTCCGGGATCATCCGGTAACCAAAGCCGTAGTTGTGCCCGTCCCCGATATTGATGTCGGCAGATTGGCAGTAAGATTCAATTGCTATTGGCGGGTTGGTCGTGCCGTCGTCTACACCGCTTTCGTGATATATAAGCTGCCCGTTATATCCCGTGGCCATTGGAGAAGCTCGCAGCGGCGAGTCAAGCCACGCAGTTCTTTCAAGGGTGCCGTAAGACCAGATTTTTTCCAAATGGTTGTAAATCACGTATCGGTCAATGTCGGTAGAACCGGAAGAGCAATAGAACCACCAAACCTCGTTGTATCCCTCGTTGGTGCCTGAGAAAAACTGGAATGCCTGAGATAGATTAATGTCGCCATAAATGTACTGGCGCAAAGGACAATATAGAGTTTCTACTCGTCCAGAATACATATAGAACTTATCAACGCCCATCCAGTAGCTAATGTTGTTGGCTGTGGATGTTGCGTTAGGGCCAACAATAGACAGGTTACTGGCAAGAATTTGGAAGCCCCATACGTACGGTGGGCCAAGGTATTGCATCGAATACAGCGCAGAGTCCGTCCAAACCAGAATTTCCTGCCGCGTCTGCATAGCGGTAATAATCTGAGAGCCTTCGCTAAGCGTAAAGCTGCCCGCTTGATTAGTAATGGCCGGTGTCCACTGCGTGTAATCTTCTTGGTCTGACCAGCGCACCAGCAATGGGTTTTGAGTGCCAGAACCATAGTCGTTTACACCGAAGCCAAGGACAAATCGTGAATTGTCCGACACCATAACAAAGTTGCAAAAGTCGGGTGTATCCCCGGTAGTAAGTAAGGTGCCGCGATCAAAAATGTTTGGATTGGCGTTTACAGCCCAGAGATACAACCCACCACCGCGTGGGTTGAAGATCAAATCCTGCCCATAGTTGGCCTGACTCCACAAGCGAAGCTGAGCGCCAAAGCCAACACCAGCGGGAGCGGGTGAACCCCAACCCGTGCTTGTGTATCCAGTGGTAATACCACCCCAGCCGCCAGCGCCCCAACCTACACTGGTTGTAGAAGTGGCGGAGCCGGTTGTAATTTGGTATGCACCAACGGTAGCGCTGCCGCCATTGCCGGTGTCCAGCGCGGTTGCCGCAACGGTAGAAGTGATTGTGTAAACGTTGTTGCTGGTAACAGCCACCACTTGGTACTCTTTATTGAGCACGGTGGCGGTAATTCCTGTGGTTAAAGCAAAGGTTTGAGTTCCCGTGCCAACGCCCGTTATGTCAATTGCTACGCCGCCTGAAGTCAAAGAGAGCTTGCACGAAGCTGTTGGTGTGTCACTATTTACAACAAAGTAGGTGGTGGCAATTGCCAGCCCTGCGGGGGCTGTGCCTGTTGTAAATAATTGAAGGGTTGTTCCGTTTGCAAGCGCCGTTGTAAAAGTAATTTTATCTGTAGCGGCATCTGCTGTGTACGTCTGTGTACTTAGTGCAAGAGCGCCACTGTACGTAACAAAGTCTCCAGCTTGCGCTCCGTGTGCGGCATCGGTAACCGTTAAGGTGGTTGAGCCATTGGTAGCGGCAAAAGTTACATCACCAGCAGCGGTTGTAACGCGGAGCGGCGTAACGTCGTAGAAGGTGCCACCAGTGCTGTTCTGAATGTAGAATTTGAGGTTTGTTCCAACCCCCAGCAGGTTGTAGCTAGACAGCGTGATCCAGTTAAACAGAGAACGACAGGTCCCCCAGAACGATCCCGCAGGGGGTGCCAGCGTAGCATTAGCTGTGCCGGTGTCAAGGGTCCAGCCGCCAATTTTCTCAGGATAGCCTGAACGAAAGCGCACCTTGTCCATCTCGAACCAAGTACCCTCGTTGGCCAGAGTTGTGGACTCTTTGTTGATTCCCGGTCTTAGCTGGAGTTTCTGTAGCGTCACGCTTACCTCACGCAGTTAGTACGTTAAGGGCGGAGTTGATGTGCGCAACCCTGTCGGCGAGACCAATTATCCCACCGTTTATCTTTTTTGTCATCCCCGTGAAGTCCTTGGCGTCAGCTTCTTTGTTTAAACTGCGCTTGTTCCAGAACCAAGCTGCGGTCAGGGCGGCGTATTCTTTGGTCAACACAAGGTCTGGATCGGCGATAAAGTCCACGCCCAAGGCGTCTGAGGCCAATCGGTAGTTGTCTTTGCCGGTCAATTGAATGAGGCCGCGACCACGGTACTTCCAGCCATCACCCTCATCGGTGTTGCCCATCCGGCCAGAGTAGACCTTGTTGGCGATCTTCTCGGGCTGGCGATGGAAGGGCTGAGCCGCGTCCTCTGACGGGAATCGGCTGGGCCATGTGGCGTTTAAACCCTTCGCACTGTAGTTCAGGTTCTCTTGCAGCGTCTTGAAATTGGCAGACTCATGGGCGCATTGCCCGATAAACGCAGCTTGGCGCTCTGGCGTGTTGATCTCAAAGCGGTTAAACGCCGCTGTCAGCGGCTCGAGCCATGACGGATCAATGTGCATTTGCTCAAGTTGGTCTTCTGTCATTTCACTGGCCCTGCTTTAGAAAGTAAATCGGTCTTGGCTTGAGAGCCAGCGCTGCTGCCAAAATAATAAGCAACAATCCCAGTCCATGCGGTAGACAGACTGCCCAGCATCATCAGGATTGTTGGGTTATTTCCATCCACTTTCCCAATCATCATCATAATTAGAATGCTAAAAAAACCAATGGTAATGATTGCGGCAAGTGCGGGTGGCACGATTGAGCGGGTGGTGGCTTGCATTTCCCGTGCTGACTTGCGGTCTTCGACCTCCAGCTTTTCAAAGTTAAGGCCAAGCTCCTGCGCTTGTTTCTGTAGCTCAATCTCGGCTATCTTGACTTGAGCAATCTGCTCTGCTGACAGCTTGTTGTTGGAGATCAAGTCGCCAACCTTGTCAGGGTCAACGCCAATTGCCTTTGAGATAGCCGAGACAGCCATCCCCGCCAGTGGACCGCCCATTGCCGTGGCAATTGTGGGCGCAATTTGTTTTAACCAATCCATTACTGTTTACTCCTTGAAAGCATAGTTGCTGCGATTTGAAGCATAGCGCGGGTCTTCTCAAGGTCTTCGGGTTCTGATGCCCAGCCAACCGTGATCTGCCCAACAAACCTGCCCGGCTCCGGCGGAACACTGATACGGCACGTATAGGTAACGCCCTTGGCGATGTACCACAAACCCATTTCCGACTGTGCTGACTTGTATTCGCTGCATGGAATCTCGTTTGCCATGAGCTTGACGACATCAGAATTGTTGCCTGCGTTCTGTGTAAACAGCCCCACGTCCAACCCGTCGTTTGTTTTGTCCCTGCCGTCTTTGGCGTAGGCCCGGTGCAGGATGCGTGTGCCAAACATCGAGTTCACCTTGAACACCGCTACGATCTGTGCGCCAGACTGTTTAAACAGATGGGCGGCAGCGTCCTCTACGCGGTCTTCAGCAATGGACGGAATCTTCTTGGACTCCTTGTATGCCCCTATCAACAACTCTTGGTTTGTATATACAAAGTAGCCAGCAAAGGTCAGGACAGCCATCAGCACCATCGCAAACAAACGGAACGGACTACTGACATACGCCAGCACTTTGTCGATGATGTTAAGGCGTTCGTCGCTCATCTTTGCTGCCCAAGGATGCCCAAGGTGAAATAAATAATAGCGCCGACCAAAATAAAAAAGACACTCGCCATCAGCACAAGCTCAATGACCTCATCCATCTCTTTCTTGCGATTGGCCGCAGCTTCTTTTTCTCTGCGAGCATCGTGGGCAGACTCCACATCCAACGCTGCTGCTCTGGACTTGATTTTGTTCCAGACATCTATCTTGCCGGACTGCATAAACAGCAGTTGCAACTCGTCCTCAAAGCGCTTGGCTTGATCTAGCGCCATTTCAATTTGGATGGCAGTCCCCATCGAGGACTTGGACTTCTTGGCCTGAACGACAGCCTTGGTAGCCGTGGACTTCGCATCAAAGTACTTGCCCAAAACGGGGCCGAGCGAGGACACATCGTCAACAGTCTTGCTGACCTTCTTGATGAGCGCAACCGCTGCCTGTATGCCTGCTAGGGCTGTTAGGGGGTCAATCACTTTCGGCCTCCGCTACTTTTTTTGGCTCAGGCTTGTTCTTCTCCCGCCACTGCAAACACCACACCAACAATCTGTCAGACGACCAACTCCACCTCACGCACTCAAATACGGGCGCGGGAGCTTGTGCCGTTGGAGGTGTGGGTGGCAGGGCATCCATACATGCTGTGTTAATTACCAGCAGGTAATAACGACTCTGCCAGCCGCGCCAGCACCACCACTGTTGGCGCTAAAACCCCCTCCGCCACCACCGCCCGGTGCGTTTCCAGCACCTCCAGCGCCACTCGCATTCCCAGTTCCACCTTGCCCTCCGTACACGGACACGCCACCAGCAAGACTCCCATCTGCATTACCACCGCCACCGCCACCGTAAAGCGCTTCTGCACCGCCCCCACCGCCTCTAAAATCACATGCAGGAGAGCCGCTGGTGCTTTGGCCACCCGCTGATAAAACGGAGCCGCCGCCGCCCGGTTCGCCAAATGTACCTGCGCCACCACCACCAAACGCTTGAATTGTTGAACGGCCATTTGACAAAGCAGTTGTAAGCGGAACAGAAGAAGTGCCGCCTACTGACATTGACGCGCCGCCAGTGCCAACGGTAATAGAAACAGAAGAAGCTAGATATGAGAGTGGAACCGTGATTTGGTTATATCCACCGCCACCACCGCCAGTACCATAACCACCACCCGGGGTATAACGTCCACCGCCACCGCCACCGCCCCAAACTTGAATTAGCGCCACAGTCTGGCCCCCGGACGGTTTAGTCCAAGTACCGCTAGAGTTAAATGTTGTCACATCGACAGGGGCAATTGCCGTACCCGTAGAAGCCGCAGTGATTCGGCCCTTTGCATCTACAGTGATATTTGCAGTTGTGTACGAACCCGCAGTCACCGCTGTGTTTGCAAGCGTGGTGGCGTTGCCAACAGACGTTACATCCCCAGTCAGGTTAGCATTTGTAACAACCGTTGCCGCGTTTCCTACAGACGTGACGCCCCCGGTAAGGTTGGCGTTTGTAGTGACATTTCCGGCGGTCAAACCCGAAGCGGTTCCCGTGATGTTTGTTCCAACCAAGGCAGTCGGCGTTCCCAGAGCAGGTGTTACCAACGTGGGGCTAGTGCTCAGGACAGTGTTGCCCGTGCCAGTGGAAGTGGTTACGCCAGTGCCGCCATTGACAACCGGAAGAACTCCAGCAAACGCGGCTACTTCAACCTCACGGAAGTTTGTTGCGTCACTAAAGACCATTATCTTTTTGCCAGCAGCTACCGAAACTCCCAAACCCGCTGCGGTTGTATTGCCGAGCACCGTTGAGTTGTAGATCGTCGCCGTGTAGGCAGAGGTGTTATAGATGATGTACGTCTTCTCCTGCGGGGGAGCGTAGACGGCAAAATTTGCTGTGGTTGTGGTGGTCAGTGCAATAACGGCATTTCGCGCTTGGTCAGGCGCACCGTCCAGCGCAGTAAAGGCTTGGTTGGCCGATGTGACGGATACCGCCACGTACCCCGCAATAGCCGCCTCAATTAGCGTTCCAAGGTTGGAGTTGGTTGTGGTGTTCCACGTACCGGCCTGTTCTCCAGCGCCAATCAATTCAATCCGCAGTGAGGGGGAGTAGGTGCTTGCCATAGGAGTCCTTTAGTTCGGGGTATTTTCGCAGGTTTACGGCGTTTGCGTGCCAGTGGTTGGCTGGCTATTTGCCGCCTGTATTGCCGCTGCCGCTGCCGCTGCCGCTGCCGCTGCCGCTGCCGCTGCTGCCAGTTCTTCCGTAGTTTTTGCTGCCTGCCATGCGTCAATTGCCGGTTGAAAAGCATCAATTGATGTTATGACTTCATTTGCCACCATGCGACCTGTTACGGGGTCTTTGACCTCAATCTCACCATGCGTTTCGTACCACTGTACGGCATGCACTGAAGCATCCATAAACGAAAGGTCAAGCCCACCAAAGCCAACGCCGTCAATGCTTACAGAGCCATCAATAGGGATAATAGTTAATCTCATTATTTCACCTCAATAAATTTTGTTGTTGGATTAGCATGCTGCAAAGTTGCCATCAAGACATGCTGAGAAGTTTCATTAGATTTCACCATCTCATTGCGGAAAGATTCCACTGCTGCTCCCGTGCTGCGTTGTTGCTGGCTGTTCTCAATCATCAACATAGGCATCCATGCCATTGAACAGCCGTACTCATCGACTTCCTCACCAGTGTTTGGGTTGTTGCCGCGAATCTTCATAAACCACGCACATTCAAGTTGGCGGCACGGCTTAAAACCATCTAGTGGGCAGTTTGCTTTTACTTCAAGTTTCATCGTCAGTCTTTCGTTGCAATGATGACATCAACATACTGGACATTCAGCGTGATTGCGGTTGATGTAGCCGTGCCTGACACTGTGTGAGTGTGCGAACTACCACTGCCAGCAGTTCCAGTGGACACGTTTGCACCACCGGCATAGCCGTCTGATAGTTGAGCGCGAAAAGGGTCGCCCGGGTCGCCTGTTCTAACCCACATGCCAGAGGAAACGGATTGATGACTATGACTTGGTATTTGCGTTGTCGTCAGCGTAGTAGCTCCAGCACTCAGTCCGCTGGTTGTGATTGTTGGAGTCTGGTTGGCAAATACTGTACTAAACGCCGTAGTGCCGCCTGACGATGCCGCCCCAGAAACCACCCGCAGTGCTTTGTCATTGTGCGTAGTAGATTTTGTCCAACCCGTAGGCGCGGCAGTTTGAACAAACATCATTGCTGTGGTAGCAGGGAAAGCACTAGGCGAAGCACCGTTGGACGCAGCGGTGAGCCGTCCTTTTGAATCAACAGTGATTGAGGAGTACGTGTATGAGCCAGCGGTTACTGCCGTGTTTGCAAGCGTCCCAGCCGCTGTGACGTTACCCGAACCATCGAACGAGGGGCTGGTGTAAGCTAAATCCCCCGTGATTGCAATAGTGCGCCCCGTGGTTAAAGTCGCAGCGCTGCCTGTTGTGTTTTGGTTAAGAGTGGGAACATCACCCGCAACAATTGCAGCCATGACTACATCCGTACCATCGCCCCGAAGGTAATACCCGCTGGTCGTGGAACCAGCCAGTGCGTCC